TGCGGGAACGGTATTAGCTAGGGTGGTTGAAATAATCAATGGTTATACAATTACATTTGAAGATGGGCAGTATGCAGTTGAATTAATCGGGGCTAATTCTAACGTTGCTGGGGTGGTTAACATTAACCAAGTTGCAACCCGTTCGTTTAACACGGCGGGGTTGATTCAAGCGGGAACGTCTTTAAGCGCAACCGAACAGGCTAGGTTAATTCGGATTGAACAAATTATTCGGAATCAAACCATTGTGGATCAAGCAGACGGAAAACTAAAAGTTAAATCGGATGATTCCCTTACGGTTATTTTGGAATCATTGATTTGGGAAGATGCAGCCGGAACGATTGCTTACAGGGGAAGGGGTATTGAAAAACGGGAACGATTGGAAACCCCCTAAATGTCTATTGCTACTTATGGATTAGGGTTAGGGGCTGGGGGTGGGCCTACTAGCGTTGCCGTTCAGATAACAGGGGGTGAAATTTTGGAACAGTTAGAAGGCGAAATTCAAAAATCAATGTTAGAAGCGGTTCTAATTGAAACTACCTTAGAAGGCACAATAACCGAACCGCTAGAAGGGGAATTAGACTAATGGCAGAAACAAACATAATTGGAACCCCTTTTATTTGTAACCTTGAACGTTCGGAAGATGATACAGACGATGTTACCGTTCATCTAACAGATAACGGCGTTGATGCCGATGTTACGGGATGGTCTGCAATTTTAAGCGTTGGAACCGATAATGATAATCTTGTAGTTGTGGGCCAAGCTACTTACACGGGAATTGGGATAGCTGGGGGATTGTTCATTATAGATATGAACTTGTTTGACATAGTTAAAGGATCATACAAATATGATATTCGGATAACCGATACAGTTTCAGGGGATACCCCTTCCAGGGTGTATTTCAAAGGTTCATTCAAAGTAACCCCAAGGATAAATTAAAATGTCTTTAATCGTACAAGACAACACGGGCGAAATTGCAGATGCCAACGGCTACATTTCCGCAGCCTTTTTTATAACCTATCATTCTGATAGAGGGGTTGCCGATGTTGTAGATGGAAACATTGATGCGGGGGATATTGAATCCGCAATTGTTCGGGCTACAACCTATGTTGATTCCCGTTTTCGTAGAAGGTTCAAGGGTTGCAAATGGAAAGATCCAAGTTTACAGACAACGGAATTTCCTAGAATAAATATTTGTGATGATGGAGGATTTGATATTTCTGAAACCATTCCCATTTCATTACAACAGGCAATTGCCGAATATGCGTTAGTGGCAGTAGATGAAGCCCTAACGGTTCAACCCGTAGCCAATGAATCGGGGCAGGTTGTTAAACGGTCAAAAGAAAAAGTTGACGTTATCGAAGAAGAAATAGAATTTCATGAAGGGGGAGGCGTGGGGCCAATCCGACAACTTCCCAAAGCTGATTTTCTTCTTCGGGAATTACTTCATAATTCTAATCGGGTTGAACGGGCATAATGGCAAGGTTTACTAAATCAATTGCCCTAGCGCAAAAGTTGATAAAGAAGAACGGGCGAAACGTTACGATTACGTTTCCTTCTACAACCTTGGCCGATCCTGCGAAGCCCTGGGAAGGAGTAACGACTTCTTCAAATACCAAAGTTGTTAAAGGGGTCTTTACCAACTATGCCCGAACCGATCAACGAAACGTTAATGATGGGGTTCCTACAAACGTTCAAGTTGGGGATCAAAAACTTTTGGTAGCTGCGGGGGATATAACCCCCGATGATATCAAAACCGCTACAACGGTTGATGATCGGTCAACGACTTGGAAAGTAATCAATGTGGAAGTTGTAGATCCTGGGGATGATCCGATTCTATATAAACTTCAGCTAAGGGCGTAGCATGGCAAAAGATCCCGTTAGTTTTTCTATAAGCATTGATGAACTACAAAGCCGAATTGATGGGGAAGTAGATCGGTTGGTTAAAGTATTTGCATTATCTATTTTTACTGCGGTTACATTAGCTACCCCCGTGGGTGATCCTGATAAATGGCAGTTCCCCAACCGAAAACCAAAAGGATATGTAGGGGGAAGGGCTAGGGGGAATTGGCAGGTTTCAAATAATAACCCTGTAACAAAAGAAACGGGGCAAATAGATCCATCGGGAAGGGGAACGATTGCAGAAGGCAAACAGATGATTAGATCCATTCCTGTAGGGAATAAAATCATTCTTCAAAATAACGTTCCTTACATTGGCGTTCTAAACAATGGGCGGGAAGATGGGGAACGGCATTCGTTTCAAGCCCCTATAGGATTTGTTGAACAAGCAATTGAAGCAGCACAACAGGCGTTTGATTCAGAAAGATTTAGCATATGACAAAGAATGAAGCCGTTGATTTAGTTCAATCGACGTTTACAACAGCTTGGGTAGCTACTACCCCTATTGCTTATGATAACGATAATTTTGAATCCAACGTTCAAACAGGTTCATGGGTTCGATTAAATATACAGCATTTCTCAGGGGATCTAGCTTCCATCGGTGCGCCTGGGGAAAGACGGTTTAGAAATGTTATGAACGTTTGGATAATCGTTAACACCATAGCGGGAAAGGGAGGGGCTAAACCAAATGATCTTCTTTGCGAACAAGCCGAATTGATTTTTAAAGGTCAACATTTTGTGTTAGGTCAAGAATCAATGTGGTTCAGAAATGTTCATACAAGAACAGTAGGAGGGGTAGGGAAATGGTATAAGCAAAACGTATTTGCTACAGCCATTTTTGATACAATAGGTTAAACAACTTTTTCCAGGGAGGGAAAAAATCATGAGTGATTCAAACCGTGTTCAAGTTGGCATCATTGAAGAAGTAACCCCAGGGCTAACCCCTGCTACACCTGCATTTGAAACGTTACGGATTACAGGAACCCCAAGCCTAGCGTTTGAACCCTTAACCGTAGTTACCAACGAAATTCGGGCAGATCGACAGATAACCGATTTAATTCCCGTAGGGGCTGAAGCAGGCGGGGATATTGGTTATGAACTTTCCAAAGGGGCCTTGGATACAGTTCTTCAAGGGGCCTTGTTTGATTCCTGGGTAGAACGGAACAATCGGAAGGGTTCCGATATAACCGGAATCGCTTCAAACATTATAACGATTCTAACGGGAACAGCGTTTGCAGCCGGAAACCTAATCGGTTTGGATCGGTTCGGGGATGCCAACGATGGGGTTGTTTTTGTTGCGGTAGCTACTACCGATGCTACAACTATAACGGCGGGGGCAGGGCTTACCGATAATGCTAGCCCTTCAGCCCAAGCCGAAATTTACAACGTTGGGGAAGCAGCCGTTACAGGGGATGTAGCAGCCGCAATTTCTCCAAATCGTTTAACTTCTACCATTCTTGATTTTGAAACCCTTGGGCTTTCCGTTGGGCAATGGGTCAAGATTGGTGGTCAGGCAGGCGGTAACAAGTTTGTTACAACCGAATTAAACGACTATTGCCGAATCAGCGCAATTAGCCCAACGGCTTTAGAGTTTGATGTTGTGCCTACAGGCTGGGCGGTTGATGCTGGGGCAGGGCAGGATATTTGGTTGTTCTTCGGTGATTACCTTAGAAATGGAACAACGCTAAAACAGTATTCCATTGAACGAAGTTTTCTAGACCATGCCCCCGTAACTTATGAAGTGTTTACGGGAATGGGTATAGGAGTGTTCAATTTAGCGTTAGCCCCGCAATCCATCGTTACCGCAACAACTACATTCATCGGGTTTAACTCTACGTTAAGCAATACCCGAACGGCTGGGGCTACGGATGTTCCAGCCCCCGCAAATTCGGTTATGAATACTTCTAGCAACGTTGCCCGAATCGGGCGGGGGGCTGGGCAGATCGTAGGGCCGAACTTTGTTTTGAATGCGTCAATCAATATGGACAATGGATTGCGTAGGCAAAATGCGGTTGCGAATTTTGGGGCCATTGGAGTAGGAACAGGGGAATTCAATGTAACGGGAAACCTTGAATCCTACTTTGGGGATAAATCACTTCTAGATGATGTGATAGCGGGGGCTGAATCAAGTTTTGATTTGATTTTTCGGGATGCGTTATTGAAAACAGTTATTTTCGATATCCCCCGAATTAAGTTTAGTCAAGGGTCTGCCCCCGTACCAGGGAAGAACCAGGATGTTTTACAAACCCTAGCCTATCAGGGTTTGAGGCATACTGTTTTGGGTTATACCCTTCAGGTTATGCGTTTTCACGCTACGCAATAAGCGTAGATTCTAATTCAGTAGCCCCAGGTTCAAGGATGAACCTGGGGCTACAACTTCAAAGGGGTGTTCTATGTCTTCAAAGCCGTTAACGATTTACGATATGTTTTTAACTTCCGATTCGTTGGAAACGAACGGGTTTCAATTAATTTTTGGGCAGGCTGAATTTACTGTAGCTAGGGCAGGCGGGAAAAACAAACTGTTCATTGAAGCTAGGGATAAATATTTAAAAATATTTACCAGGGATGATGCGGAAAATTCTGCGTTATTTATGGCGAATGTTTGGGCTAGTTCTGTTGTAAAGGGTTGGAAGAATGTTCATGATGAAAATGGAAAAGAATTAAAATTTACGCATGAAAACTGCGTTAAAGTTTTAATAGACCTTCCTGATTTGTTTGACGATATCAGAAGCCAATCTAGGGATTTTCAACAGTTCAAAGAAAGGGCGGTTAAAGAAGCCGAAAAAAACTAACGGCGGTCCTAGAGTACCAATTAACTTTTGGGCCGAAAGAAGAAAAGATAATTAACGCAGCCAAAGAAATGAAAATGCCTATTCCATTAACTATACAGGATGCCCCCCGACTTCCTAATTCTTTAATGTTTTATTGGTTTGCATTTTGGGAATTATCTAGTTGTCGGCAAGTGGGTTTTGCTGCGGGTCCGATTCCCTGGGTAGCTATGAACGATTATGCTACCCGCTATTTGATAACGGAGTTAACAGACTTTGAAATTTTTTCGGATTTAATGTTTGCTATGGATAAAAAATATTCTGAAATTAAAGAACTGTTATCGGAAGAAGCTGATAAGGCTAAAAAATAATGGCAGATGAAACTATCAGAATTACCGTTGATTCTTCGGGGGCTGAAGCCGGAACGAAAAGGGTTAACCGTAGTTTAAAGACCCT